TAAAATGCTTAAGGCTTTGGCTTATGCTTTTTATGACGTCCAAGACTCTATTAGGGATATACAGTTTTTGTTAGACATTGATGAGTGTCCTGAAGAGTTTCTTCAGTACCTAGGAAGATATTTAGGATGGACCTTTTTTAGCGAAGACCCTGATAACTGGAGACGTCAATTAAAACAAGCTATTTATTTATACAAAGCAAAAGGAACAAGAGCCGCGTTGGTCAATGCAACCAACATGGTCATTCCTTCTAGTATCTACAACCCTACTCATCCAGTATCGGGTCTGCAAGAACTCTGGGAATCTTACATACCTAACCTAATTTACTATTCCATAAAAACTGAAACTGATTTAGGTAAGACCCCTGCTCTATACCAAGAACTTCTATCAAGCTGGCAACGAAGTTTTGACGCGTCATCCATACCGATTAAGATGGAAAATTATGACCCGTTGAACGGTGACAACAATGTGAGGTTTTTGGTAGATTACATCCTTAAATACCTCGACTACAAACATGATTTTTTGAGAACAGGTGATGACGAAAATTATGAGAAATCAAATTACATACAAAATCAAGTAAGTGCTAACATCCCTATTGAACAGGCTGGGTATAAACACAGAGGTAGGGTAGTACCCGTACCACCTTGGGAAGACGATAGATTTTATCAAAACTCATATATCACAAGCCCCATACTTCTAGATTTATCATCCATTCTGGTAAACGATATAGGTAACGTTGGTGTAGGTATAGAGGAGTCTAAGGTTAGCACTATTGCAAGGTTCATTTCAAGCTCCGTCAGTATTAACGATAAGAACGGATTCTTAGAACCTGGATGGGGTCACAACAACGCATTTAAATTTATGTCGTCTTCATTGAACCTACCGTTCAACTACAAAGACGTTATTAAGAGTGGTGACTTGGAAGCCATGTCATTGTTTGATTATTGGAGTTCAAAATCCTCATCTGTTCACTCAAAATTTAATTTATCTTCTATAGATTTTACAGCAGACAATTTTATTGATGTGGGTAAAACAAAATTAGGACGTAGAGGATTCCCAACAATAATTGATATCTTTAGACAGTTCGCACCATTCCACGTCATAAACAGAATATTTGCAGGCTCATCTATAGTTGATGATTATTTCGGAACTAGAAATGGTCCTCACGGAAGTGCTAATGCTGAAAAACCTTGGTCAGGTGTCACTGATATAGAGATAATAAATACTATTCAATCAGACAGCGACCAAGTAAACAGTTCTTATACTGCATCCGCGTTCCCCGGAAATAATGGAGTGTACAGCGGAATAAGTCCTAGCATTTACAACCCAAGACAAGGAAGATTCATCCCGTCATCTACACTTTACACAACCAACTACTTCATGGAAGGAGGAGGAAGTGGTATCGTATCTGGGTTACCAAAAGGTTTTAAGAAAGCTGGACGAGCTCCACGAACAGCAGGTAGAAGAAGAAGCCTTAAATATAAATTTACCGGCTGGTCTCAAACAAGAAAAGGGTTGAACCAACCTACGAATACAGATTATTTTGCAGCAAGCTCAATACGACAAACCGAAAATAGACAATTATTCATTCCTGCATTTGTACCAAAAGGATTTAATTTTTCTTCACAACAATTTGTAGACACGAGTGGTAGCTTGTCTTCGGTGTATGATTTTAACAACGCATCGGGAACGACGTTCTATGAGTTTGCAGGTTCGTCCTTCTTCCCGGCTAGAGCTGTACCAGACTTTGAAACAAACGCTTCGAGTTTTAATCAACTAAGAGATGTATTTGGTTCACAAATATTAAGAACTTTAACACAAATATTTATTAGACGAGGTAAAGAAGATTCGAGATGGCTTAGGTTTACAAACGATGGGTTTAGAAACTTTAAGTTTGGTAGACATGTAATCGCGTTGTATCACGAGTACAATAACAAGTTCAGAAGACAAGCACAGAACTGGGTGTTCGACTCCCAGTATGTCGCAGGTAACAGATATTCGGGTGGCTTTAACATAGTGTCTCATGTATTTGGACCTGGGGTATTCAACCACAACTTCTCTCATAAAGGGAAGATAATAGATAATCTAAGCACAAACGCTTTTATAACTTCAATACCACAAGCAGTATCTGCGATACACAAAGATTGGAGTGCTATTGCAACTACCGTAGCAGGCGGAGGATTAAATGAAACTGTGGTTGCGACTGATGGCACGACAAGAGAGTTGACCGAAGGTATTTTACAATCTAATGCATACGGAACTTACAGAAACGCGTTGGATATTTTTGAAAGACCAGGAGAGACTTATTTTTCTAATGATACCTTACTATCTGGTATAGAGATTCTAGCTCCGGCTGGACAAAATTCATTGGCTGTGTGGAATCATGACGACAACCCATCATTTAATGTTGATAAA